TGCGACTTCGTAAAAAATTTCATTACTCTATCTAGTAATTCCACGTCTATGATTCCTCTACTGATATTTGACAACGCAACACGTTAGTGTGATTTTAGTATAAAGTTCATTAAAATTAATTTATCTAATAAGGTAAATATTATACTTAATCGTGTAATGTTTAAATACAGCACAGTACTTTCGCAAACAAGTTGTATTGATTAGCTAGTAATTGTCTTATAAAAAACGGTACAAAAACGGTACAAAATTATCCTTATCTTCTAAGCCATATTCTTTTAATCTATCTCTCAAGCGATACTACCAATTATAATTACCCCGCCACTAATAACATAAGCCGTGTTCTTTATTACACGCATCCACGGGAATTAGGCAATATTAGTGACAGAATCCCCATGTTTCTGTATGATTTTTGACACTAATTTGTCACTGCAAAAAATCCTACAAACACCTCTTTAGCGCTGCTTCTAAATCAAAGATATAACTATCCTTCTTCCCGCTATTTTCCAATTTCGAGTTTAACCACATAACATTGTCACCACTCTCATCGCTCATCACCGGCTTAATAGGTAGATTTGTCTCGCACTTCTTTGTAATCGTAATTGGTTCACATGGCTTTAGCCCAGCACAACCTGAGAAGATAAAAACTACGGTCGATACCATCAAATAAAACATTTTCATAATTGTCCACCTAAAGATTTTTTATTTCCGCGAGCTTCCTCGATTATTGCATTAAGATCCACGCAATTATTCCCAGTCGGTATATACTCAATCTTTGTTTTAAATGCTGGCTTTGATGCCATAGTGCGATTAAATTCTACTTCTTTTGCTGTAGCGTCTAATTTATCCCGCTCCATCCATGCTTTATAAAAAGTGACGTTATCCTTTTGGCGTTGGGTTTCAGCATCTTTCGTATTAACGGTTTGTTCAAGAACGTTTCGCTCTCCGGACACGATTAACGTGTAAAATCCAAGTGCGATTAATCCCCCAACTAAAACAACGATTACCCAAATAAGGACTTTACCAATACCGATATTTGCTACTTCTGATAGCTGCATATTTTTCTCCATATTTATAAACTTGAGTTGAATAGTCATAGTTGATCTCGCAGTTCGAGACACACTCTTTTTTACCTGACGGGTAAGTAAAGCAGCTTTGGCCACGTTTACAGTTTGCCTTTGCTTTTTCCCAATCCTCAGCTCCAGCGCGCTTGATCTCTTTTAGAACCAATCCCCCTCCGTTGTACACCTGGTACGTTACCCATAAACCGTATTTTGGTTGGTAAACTGACTTCATGATTATTGCTTGAGCTTTGAGTTGATTTGGTATAGCCTTGATGCTCTCTACACCTTTAGCCTTAAGAGATTTTTGCCAAAGGCGGTATGTGATTTGAGGAAGGCCCTCTGATCCTACCCCATCATATGAGATAATATTACGACATCCAGACTCTTGGACGAGTTGCCCTAGCCCGTACTGATACGGGTAGTCAATGCCAAACTGTGAGAAATGAGCCTTACGCACTTCTTGAACATACGATTGACACCGCTGCATCGATCCTGCATATAGTGTCATCGATACGAAAAGAAGTACTATAAATTTCATATTACCCACCCATTGCGAAACAGTAAATAATAATCAGATAAAAAGCAACTACAGCAATAGTAAGCTGCCAGTTGTTATCATTGCCCCAGTCGATTTTTGGAAACAAAAATTTACGCAAAACATGCGCTACAATCACCCCTGCTGTTACAAGCAAAAACTTTGATAATACGAGTTGAATAACGGGAGGGAAATTCTCATAAACCCCACTGATGAATATACTCACTAATATAATTGTCACAACCATTACAAACCACATACGCTTAAACTCTTTCATTCTTTACCTCCTTCATAAAATTGGGCCACAAGCTCTTGAAGCTGTCCATTGTTTTCACAAAGAGTCACCATCACATGAGCATCTGCATTAAGTCTTTTATAGTCATCGATAATCTTCCACCCCTGCCAAGCTGGAAACTGATCACGGTTAATATCTTTATATTCTTCCATTATTTATCTGCCTTCCCATCTAGTTTGTCAAAAATCTTGTCAAGCTTTTTAAACATTGCATCCATCTTTGCTTCAAATTCAGATTTCATTACATAGTTTCCAGCTACTAAAAGTTCAACTGCTTGAACTTTTTCTGTCAACTTTGAAGCATCAAGCTCTATTTCATGGATACTTTCATTAACTGACTTGAATGAGTTATCCATATTATTTTTGAGTGAGTTATAAAGTGCAGTACCCACAATACCTAAAATTACAAAAGAACCATTCGCTATCCATTGCCAGTCCATCACCGTACCTCATTATCAAAACAATCAATATCATCCTGTACAAGATAATACCCACGCTCTACCATCTTTGCTCGTAGGCACTCTTTAGCTTTAGGAGTTGCCTTATAAACAAGCGTACCCTTCTCATCACCCAAGAACTCCAATGCTTTCTCATGCTGTCCATCAACTTGCATTGACTCTATAAAATCAACCGTTGCGGGTGTACACCCACTCATTACTACCATCATCATTAACATTACAGCCAACATTACTTTTTTCATTTCAAAACTCCAATGAGAATAAGGTTGCTCCTATGGAGGCACCTAATGTATCTGCGTAGACATCATGGATGTCCTCACTGCCATATCCACTTCCATCTATACGCTCTTTGGCGATACCTACGATAATAGATGTACCAAACCCAATAAACCAAGCTTCTACTGGGCTTGATCCATAGTGTTTAGCTAATCCACTTCCTAGGCTTGCAATAGCCATAGAACCTGCAAAGTGTTTTACTTTATCCTGCTCAAACGCTATAGCGCTTATAACTAGTAGAACGGCTAATATTAAGGCTTTCATTTCGGATATTCCATTTTTACTGCTAAATTATGAGCATGATAATTTTCTTCTTGATATACCCCTGCTTTATATATGATAGGGTCAGAAGATGCTTGTTTTGTTTTAGCGTCGATATACTCTGATATTGGTAGATACCCCACTTGTCTCAACGCGCTATAGTTTTCTTGCTCATAAGTTGGATACTCAACAGGATCACAGTTCTGTACCCCCAACCATTCAGCGATCAACTTCTCATCGGCTTCAATACGAATAACGTTATCAGCAACATTGACAATCTCACCGTTATTAAATCGATGATGATTGACGCTTTGTACGATTTCATTTTTCACACCCGTTGTGACCGTATAATATTTAACCATTGCTCTTCTCCATTATTGATGTGTAATATTTCAGTGTTTGTGTTCCCTTTGCGTGTCCCATCATGCTTGCCAGTGCCTCCGTTTTATTGTTTTTAAATGCTTTTCGAAAGTTGTACATACTTCGTTTTCTAACGAGCTTCAATCCTTTAAAAGTACGAAACCCAACAAAATTAGTTCCTTTTCTTATCTTTTGGATCGTGCTTTTTGAAAATTCCAAATTGAGCTCTTTTTTGATAAAGCTCTCGATAAGAACCTTGATAGCCCTTGCCTCTTCGAGACTTAGCCCAAAGAGGATAAAATCATCTACATAGCGCACGTACAGCTTGCATCCAATATCCCGTTTGATAAAATGGTCAACTGGATTTAGATAGATCAGTGCATAGAGCTGAGAGAGTAGATTTCCGATGGGTATTCCTACTTCACTGTCCTCCATGCACATAAACATTTTCATCATTGCTAATAGCCGCTGATCTTTGATCTTCTTTTCGATCAAGACTCCAAGAATATTTCGGTCAATGCTGTAAAAAAACTTGCGTATATCCAGTTGGAGCAGATATTCATCGTCATCACACTGACGTAATGCCCATTGGGTATAAGCACTGGCACTATGTGTCCCGTGGTTTTTACGGCATCCATGTGACTGCCGGATGAACGTTGCATCATAGATAGGATAAATCACTCGATAGATAGCATGCTGTACGACTACATCACTAAAATGAGGCGCATAAATGATTCGTTCTTTTGGTTCATATACGATAAATTTTGTATAAGGCTTAGGGCAATACGTGGAGTTTGCAATGCTTTGGCGAAGATACTCAATATTTGAGCCTAATGATTTCTCGAATTCAATAACGGATTTTTTAGCCCGTTTCCCTTTTCGAGCATCGATGTAAGCCATATAGAGATTATCTTCGCTAAAACAATGGTCGAATAGATTGCCGATACGTTTCATATATTCCCCCTAAAAGCTTCGTTTGTACTACCACAGTTGAGGGATTGGATAATATTTTTGCTATGCAGGGATGCTATCTCCCTATCATCTCTCATTCGTATCCTACGATTCACAGAAAAGATCATAGTCGCGACCGCCCACATTGTTGTTCGAATTCGACCGAACATTGTTCCAATTGCGAGCCCACACACCCGCAAGCGAAGAATTGTTCCAATTCCCGCCGACGATAGGACACTTAACATATAAGATAGCACCCTTCGATTTACCATTTTAATTCTTCCTTGACCTTCTTGATCCATCCGCCTACGATACGCCCTATCTCATCGAGTTGGAGGCTTAACACTCCATACCGTTTTTCAGAGAGCATCGCACACGTTACGACGGTATCTGTTTTAGTCTTATGACTAAAATATCCCAACTCATACGCAAGCAAGAGTTTCATTCGTAATCGCTCTACTGCGACATCCAGTTCAGTCAAGGATGTTTTTTTGTAATACCGCTTTTGACCCTCGACCATAAGATCAAATATTATGTACGCATCGTTTCGGATGCCTAAAGCCAATCCAAATTTTTCATGGCTAGGAAAATGGTTCAAATAGAGATTAAGCTGTTTGAGAAACATCACCATCTTCCGATAAAAGTTACCCTCAGGAAACCTATACGCCACACTATCGTGCGTCATATCATGCTCCCAAGAGACAGGCGCGACCGCCCACATTGTTGTTCGAAAGCGACCGAACACCGCTCCAATGGCGAGCCCACACACCCGCAAGCGAAGAATAGAACCAACCCCCGCCGACGACAGGACACATTGAGGCAGCTGAGTATTTGTAGAGAGCGTCACCACCAAAACGGGCAGGAGAACCGCCCATAGAGAGTGGGACTCCGCACATATCTAGTCGGTAATCGTTGCTTGCTGTATCAATACTTCCGCTAAATACAGCAGATGTCCCGCTTCCAAAAGTTGTTTGTGTTTCATCAGGGACAAACGGTAACGTAAGAGGATCATAGTTTGCAATATTCCAGTTATCTGTCGCATCCCCCACGACAAGACCTGTCAGGGCTTTGATATCAACAGACTCTTTTAAAATATGGAAAGTATCTGCTGTGCTTTGAATAAACCCGCTTGCAATTTCCCACATATTTCCATTTAGATCAGCGATTCCACATCGTTGCCCATTATGTGTAATCTTCGCAAAAACACTGTCCGAGCATGAAGCATTAAGAGGTGCAGTTGGATAAGTAGCATTACCGGAAGTGACATAGACAACCGTTGCATCATTAACATCTTTTAGGGCATTATTATTGCACCCCTTTGGAGCATAGGGAGCAACATCCATCCATTGTGCAGTTGATACCGTAGCAGACTGAGCATGTGCGAGAGAGAGCAAGGCGAGCGCGTTGTACATAAACATCGTAGGAACAGCATAGTTAGCGCCGCGTGATTTTACCGCTTGGAAAACTTTGTCATACGTATTGGCTGTTACTCCTGTAATTCCAAGAATTGGATTTTTATTGGAAGCTGTTGAAGCCGGATCAATATTACGCTTACTGACAAATTTAGAGTTTACTTTTCCACAAGGATATTTGTCAAAAAAGAACCCGTCTTGGATAGCCCCATTGTTCACAAACGCACGATGAATTACGAATCCTGCTTGAGGAGTATCGGACACTTCCACTTTTGTACCGTTGTATGGTGATGTGATGTCATTGGTTATTTTGGTATAGAATTTTGGGATAAAAACCATTACCGAACCCGTAGCGTCCATGTAGTTTCCGTAGTTATCCGACATATAATCATCATATCCGCCCATCTTCAAAAGTCCGAATGAAGAAACCAAAGTCTCAGGAGCAATCCCAACCCCAAAGCCGTATGCTCCGATAGTTCCGATGGTAGTAGCCGTGACCGACGTAGTGAGTTTTACCTCGATCCAGTTTGCAGGAGTCACAACAGGACTCGCAGTACCAGCGACTAAAACACGATAAATCCTCCCAGCATACGCCCACGATTGGCCAATAACCGTAAGCTGTCCTGTATGCGACCCTTGGAAGTTTGCAGATGCGGCGGCATTGGCGGCTTGGATTGTTGCGAGGGCAGTTTGTGCAGCACCGTTGTTAGTTGCGTTTAGTGCTGATTGTACGGCTTCGGCTGCTTTTGTGGTGGCGATAGAGGCTTGTGCAGATGCTATAACAGCTTCATTGTGTATCTCAGTAGATAAAATATTTTGTGCAACGATTAAAGCTTGGATTTGAGGCACAAACCCGACAATATCCCCTACAGTATCAGTTAGCCTTTGCTTTAGAGTAAGCGCACTTGAAAGGTCAGGAGCAACATGAAAGTTTGAAAGTGTTGGCAATATTTGCATTATAGTAATTCCCTTACGTCAATAGATATGAGTGATTTTGTAGGCATTTTTAATGTCTCCTCTTTTTTTCTGATAAATCCGTATGTATCTACGTTTTCATTTTGTGACATATAAACAGCGGGTTTTCCTTTGGCGCGTTGGAGCACATTATCAATAGTTTTAAGAGCTGTCGTATCGACCCATAAATCAATCGATTTAACTTTTAATTCTGCACCTTCTTGTAAATAAACTTCTCCGGTTCCTGTATCTTCCGTAACTGTTGAGAAATCAAGGGCTTCGATTTTTACACCCCACGCCTCTGATCCGATAAAATAAGATTTTCCTATTACAAAAATTCCGACTTGTACAAAATCGCCTCTAAATGTAATTCGAGCCGATACATTATTAAAAACTGATGTTCTCTCATATTTGACAGTAGGGTTACGATAATCTATCCAGTCACCAAAAAAATAATCAAAAATATCTACACAGTCAACCGTTAAATCAATATCTTTAGTTTCAATCGTTAATGAGGTATCATTATTTATTACTTCGATTAATACTGAATCAGCAAAAATATTTCCCAAATAAATAGCATTGAAATTTATATCTGTCAGTGTTACTTCGATATTCCCGTTATAGGTTGTCATTGTTTTAAAATACTGGTCAAACATTTTATATCTATTGGTCGTTTCTATGAGTTTCCAATCGGTTGTATTAGTTGGAAGAGTTGAAGCTGAAATCATCCACCGAGTAGTATCTGTATTTGGAGTAGGCATCGCACTATCTAAGATACATTTATAAACATTTCCTAGATAATTTAAGACAGTTCCGGATGTATAAAATGTAGTATCTAAGAATGAATGATCTGTGATGTCTGCCCAATATGTTGAATTTGTAGGCAGTATCATTGTTGCTGTAATAATATTCCAAGATGAATAGATATATGTACTTGGAATAAAAGTTGAACCCCAAGAGCCTGCTGTAAAAGTGAGTTTAATTTGAAAATATTGTCCATTATATGAACACATACCGCCAGTGTAATATGATGATGCTTTACCTGAAACCCACGGTAGTATCGTATCAATAGCGGGGGAAGTGTGTGCCGTCAAACACAAATAGTTCCTATTATCTTTTGAGACTACATTACCAACCGAATACGAGTGTGAGTATGCGTAAGCAGTTATAGAAACTGCCGACCATCTTGACGTATCAATATTTGGAGCATTAAAAGCTAGGTAATTATTACAAATATAATTTAATGAACTGAATGATGCAGTGTCCCCATTTTGATAGATTTTTTTACTATCGAATGGTACGAATGTATCGATATTTGTAAGTCGTTCGTATACCCCTGAATTAAAAGTTACTTTATTTCCAATGGAATAAATTTTATTGATAAATATTGGAGCTTCATTAATCGGAACGGTTGAGGATACAAGAGTAAAAGTATCAGGGATTAGGACTTTCATTAAAATGCCCCCAGTGGATTTGAGATATTATAAAGTGCGTTGTCTCGTATTGATTTGAGGGTTTTTACAACTTGAACTAAGAGTTGATTGTTGATTGCTGTACTGTCATTTGTTGCGACACTTGATACTTTTGGAAGGAGCATATCGTTAGCAAGTGAAATCTTACTAAGCTCTTTCAAGCTATCTATATAAGTCTTTTGAGCATCTGCAATATTCATTAATGAAGTGTATGTTTCGCGACCGCTAAGAGTGTTTAAGTCAAGGCTATCAACGAGCGCACGAAATCCAGTTACAGTGGATGGCATAGCTAAATTCATGGAAGAGTAAACAGCGGAAAGGTTCTTTTGATACGTAGCTGATTTTTCCGCATCAGTAAAATAATTATCAAAATAAGAGGAGTTTGCATCGCTAAATTTAGTCAATCCGCCTGATAGGTCTACAAGACTTTGCGTAATGCTGATAACGTCGCCAGTAATTGTTTTATTCACGTTTGCGAGGTCTTGTAATAAAACTTCTTTTTCAGTGATGACGCGCACTGCTGTTTCGAGCATACCCTCGCCGAGCTTTTGGTATTGGTCGAGAATTGAGCCGAATACATCATTCGCCATGGTGTCACCAAGAGCCGAAAATGTGTCGTTTAGCTTTTTAATAGCATCATCACTGCTTAATCCATTTAGATTAAGGCTTATAGCATTAAATTGGTATCCTGAAATGGCACTACTTAGATTTGCATCAAGCCCTTTATTAATGCTCATCATCGTATCGTTGAATGATTTATAAATCAGAGCTATTGATTGAGATGATGCGCTATCTAGTGCAGTATTGGTGATATTGTGAGAGTATGAAGCAGAGCCCCAAAAGTTTTTTGATGCTGTTTCGACGTCTAAATATTTATACGCTCCAAGGGTTGAAGCATCTTGTTTACTTCCTAGCGTACCGCTTGAAATTCCAAATCCGCTCCCTGCTATATATTGCTTTGAGCTTCCGCCAAGTCCTATTGAAGCAAGGAGTCCATTGGCAAAGCTTGTTATAGGATCAAATCCAATATTCCCACCTGATAACTTGCTAAAGAATGAATCTACTTTGGCCATTGATGAAGTAATGCCATTTTCTACTGTTGTGAGCTTTACCCCACTTGTATCAAATGTTCCTGCCCTAAATATGTTCGTAATTGCACTTGAAATATTTTGAGACATTGAAGTAACAGCGCGATTAATATCCCTGAGCTGTGAATATTCAGATACGTGAATTGAGCTTAAAAGGTCGGTGATTGCAGTTGTGCTTTCGGATACTTTTGCGCTGTCTCCTAGTACTGTACCGCTATTTGGGATTGATGCAGAAGCACTAGATGAGCTTGAAGCACTACCATGTCCAGATATCCCCGCACTACTTAAAAAGCTGAATACGGTTGCGGCTGTTCCTGCCATTGCGGCGATATTGTAAGGGAATGGTAGCTCTGATTGTTTTGCGATACCGGTCACTGCATTAACCATCGCTAAGCCTGCTTGTATAGTTGTAAATGCCTGAGCCTCTTTACTCCCCTGCTCAAACATTGCAGATGCAGCACCTGCTAGATTTGAGTATCCAGCTATTTGGCTTTGGGTATGATCCTCTTCGTTTTTGGCGTACTCTTTTGAGCCTTTGGCGTATAGCAATTTGTTAGCGTTATACTGCTCATCTTCTTTTTGAAGTTGCCCCATGGATTTCCCAACCCCAGCTACCGCTTTTTGCAAACCATCCATCATACTTGGATCAAATTCTATGTTTGCGCTAAAATCCATTTTTGATTTAATGCCGTCGATTGACTCTTGCCACTTTGTAAAAAATGAAGTCATCGTAGTTTCATCAAAAAGAGAGCCCGATGTTTCGTAAAGTGAAAGATACTGATCGTTTATTTTGTCGGCTTCTGAACGGGTCATGTCAAAAATTGCAAGGGCAGAACTCGCCTGTCGTGACGCGAGATCATCGATGTACCATAAATCTAGTTCATACTGTGCAATAGCGGATTTTGCTTCCATTTCTGCATAAGATTCAAGATAGCCTTTTTGGATTTCAGCCTCTTTTTTGGCATCGGCTGCATCTTCTCTCTCTTCTTTCTCTCGTTTTGCTTTGGCTTTTGCAAGTTCAGCTGCTGTGGGAGAATCTGCTTCTTTTGGTTTTGAAAGAAGGCTATCTTGGCTAACTGGTCTAGAGGCTACATTTTTTTTAAGCGCTAGTTGATTGTATGAGTGTGCTAGACGATCAGCGCCTTTAGCCATATCCCCTAAAATTTCTTTTTGAGTTTGGTCTATTAAAAGTCCATCAGACTTTACGGCATTGGATTTTGCTACCCAATAAGCTTGCGATGCATAAAAGCTACTCCCATCGAGTCCAACCATATCGGTAAGCTTACCCATAGCCCCAGCGATTCCTGCAAAAGCATTAAGCGTAATCCCTTGAAATGTATTCATCATGCTTCCAAGAAATGTGATAACAGATAACCCAGCTGATCCAAGTTGCCGAATGCCTTCTATTGCCACAACAACACCAAGGGTTAAATAATCAAAGAAACCTAGCTCTCTGTATTTACCATTCATATCGTCAATTGCGCCACCAAATAATCCAACAAATGTATTTAATAAAACATCAATCGATTGAAACCCGATGCTGAAGGCGAGATAGATACCTTCAACGGCAGGAGCTGCAGCAAGATATATATTTGAAAACCCACGTGCAAAAGTATCCGCAATATTGTCGGCATTTTCTGTTAATTTTGTTTGCAGATCAACCCCATCTGCTTTTAAATTCTCAAATATCCCTTCGGTTGCTTTTTTTTGAATTCCTTCTATCGAGTCAATAATGTTTGAACTGATCCCCTCCCAGCTCTTTGACATTTCCTCTCCGCCAGCGGCAAAGTCGCCCAGCTTTTTGGTGAGAAATTCGTATAAATCCCCCTGCTGAGTATGCATCTTGATCTGTTCATTAGTGATCTGAAGATTTCGCGCTACTTGAGCATTCATATCAATCTCACCGGATAATAGCGCCCGCGACTCTTGCGCGATTTGATTCATTGGTGCGCCCATAGCTGCTGCAGCCATTGTCATGAGCTTGACATACTCTACCGTTTGTTTTGTAGAGAGCCCGAGTCGCAGTGAGGGTCCAAGTGCAGCCTGATACCCTTCGGTTATTTGTGCGAGAGTTGCCGGAGTTTGAATATTTGCTTTACGAAGCAATTCTACTGATTCTGCCGCTTGAGCTTGAGCCATTTGGAATTTTTGTACTGTAGTTATTGAGTGGCCCATGGCTGTTACATTGGAACTGTTTACAGCGATGAGTGATGCGATCCCAAGCTTCATCTGCTCAAACTGTGAGTTAAGAGCTATCCCGGAGCCAACAGTCATATCAAAAATATTCTTAGCTGCATACCCTGCCGCTACCACGCCAACCATTCTTATATTAATAGCTGCCATCGTACCGTCTAGGGAGGAAAGCTGTGTTGATGCTTTAGCTGATGAGTCTTTCAGATTATCAAGCTCTTTATTGAGAATGGTAAGCTTGCCGGTTTCGGAATCAATCTTTATTTTAATGCCAAGAACTTGATCTGCCATAATATCAATCCCTTCCGGTTTATTTATTTTTTATCATTAAAAATCGAACACATTCTCTTAGTGATTTCAAATAATTCTATGATGTCCATTTTGTATTTTTTGGAAAAATCACGAACCACTTGATACTCTATTTCAGCACTATTGAAACCACTTTTTAGCGATAGAGTGAAACACCGTATAACAGTAATTTCCTCATCATCTGCAGGGACCATAACTGCATTTTCATCCAGGTCAGTTAAATATTCATGTAGATGCAGATAGCTTTGCCCTTCTCGATACTCTTTTGCAAAACGCTCTAGCCGTTTCCCTTTTCTTTTTTCGCTTCTTCAATCACACTTGAAAGCGCCCCTGCGAAATCAATCACATTACCATCACCTTCGGTTTGTTCTTTCATGATTTTGTTAACTACCTTCGCATCATTGCGTTGCAAGTGGATACGTGCAATTTTTTCAAACAAATCATTTCCGGTATTCGTTGAAATCTTTGAAAATTCAGAGATATCTTTTGACTCTTTTGTAGAGATACCAACAACTACTAACTCTATATTTGTTCCATCTGCTTGCTCATAAGTGATAGTAGCTTCTTTGCGTTTTGCGCTTAATACTTTTGATGCCATTGTTTTGCCTTTTTTTTAAAATGTTTTCGAAAACGTTTTTTGCCTTTTTGGTGAGGGGAAGGCTAACCCCCTCCGATTATTTGTAAGTCATTACAAAGTTGTCGTTGCCGACCGATGCTTGAGCGCGGAATGTGCGGGAAATTTTTACTTTTCCGCTGTCATCCGACTCTGAAAGGTCTTTTACCATCGCAAACGGTACACTTAACTCAACCATTGAGCCAGCCGCACCGATTTGAATGATGATCGCACGAACGGTACCGGCTGCAAAGTCAGTCCATGCCGCTTCATCTGTTCCAAGTGTTTTAACCGCTGTGATGGTCAATGTTGGGTCAAAATTTGCGATGTAATACTCATTTTTACCGACGGCATACGTTGGAGCAGGGATTTCGTTACCGAGATCAAAGTCAAAGCTGTCAGCATTAAGTGTTGTTCCACCTGACGTTACTACAGATACAAGAGAAACGATAGGAGCCGCCAATGTGTCAAGTGTGACCACTGGATTCGCTTCTGCTGTTGCCACTGCGCTGGATAAAAACCCTTTGACGCTAAAAGATGCGCCTAGAGGCTCACCCACTTTCCCAGTTAGTTTAAGATTGCCGACCATGCCCGTAATAGAGCGAACATATCCATCGACGTATGCTTTGATCTGCCCTGTTCCGGTAGTGATTCCGCCAGGCTTATATTCAACCTTTGTGGATGCGGTTATCGTTTCTAGAAGCCCACAAATTTTGAAGAGATTTGAAAGCTTTGGTGCGACTCCAAGAGCGGATGCCTTTTTAACTTGTACGGGAATATCAAATTCGGCCGTGATGAAATTAGGGTCGATATAGGTTTTTTTAGCACCCATCATTCCATTGCCCATATCGTCATAATCGCCTGATTTGATTTTAGGATTTACAAAAACAAGCCCATTGGTTGTGATAACTTCGGTTGCTGTTGGTGCTCCGCCTGATTTTGCGATGATCGTATTTTTAAGAGTTTGCTGTACTGCCATTTACTCTGCCTTTCCAGTTTGTTTGAGCGTTTCGGCTGTTGCCGTATCGACCGTTACCGTCCCGCTGTATTCGACTTCACCGATGACGATGGTTGTGCCCTCTTCGATGGTTACGGTCTCTTCGTTTGTTTTATCTTTTGGCATGTCATCATCCTATTAAGAGTGTGGCTTTGACCATGAAATACTCATGCTCTAACCCATCGTTAAAATCGAGAGTACTCTCGACAAACTCGATTTTCTCAGGCCAGTTAATATCTCCTGATATCCCGATATTCATCAATGCGTTCACTATCGCCTCCCCAGTGGAAGCTTCTCGCTTTACCTTAACGGCAAAAATAACCTCTTTTATGGTTGCAGCTGATGGAATACGCTTGTAAACAAACACATCAGCTACTTTTATAAACAGTCGTATAGCATCAGAAATACGAACTTTTACGTCGTTTTCGTTCATCATAATGCTTTACCAAGTACAACGGTAATCGCTCCAAAGCCATCATTAACTGGAGCACCTTCGACACCATAGGTATTACTATTTATAACTATCACAGAATCAACCGTTACTATGTGTGAATCTGCAAGTTTGAGGATATTGACCCGCTCTTCGAATTCACCCGAGTAATCCAACAAAAACCCAGCCGTCACAACTCCGTCAATCGTGACCGTATCAGCGAGCTCGCTTGAGTTCATAAATACGGTTTCCATATCCGATGAGAGCTGGGCTTTGAAGTTCATAGCTATACCCCGTAGTGCGCTTTAAGCGCTGCGGAAAGTGTAGGCATCTTTGTATCTACAGTATTAATGCCTAACTCAGATATGAGTTTTTTCATATCTTTATACGGCATTGCATCAATTGACTCAGCTGTGACTTCATCAACTGGCTTAGTAGCTTTGGTTGCAGTTCCTGCCAAGATCATGCGCCCACCGAGGTCGTCACCGACTTCGATAATGGCCCCCTCTTCATGGCTTGCCCCTCGATATGTTTCATTACGATGCAGTTTGACAAACATCACATACTCCCTTATGCCGCGTTAATTTTTACAAAAACGGTTCCGGCTGCAGCAGCGGCTTTAGCGCTGATTGCACGGCCAGCGCGAGTGTTGGATGTTGCTGTAATCGTAATTGCACGAGTAGTCGCATTGAAATAAACAACATCACCGATAGCGATTACATCCGCTGTAGTCGCATTGATCTCATAGACCTCTTCGATAGCCAGTCCGATCACTTCACCGGTTAATCCGCTGTTTAATGCGATACCGATCATTCCGGTACCCAGTGGTACCACATCTCCTACGTCAACTGCACCCGTTAGGGTATAGTCGATCACATCACCATCTTGATATTGTGTTGCTTCTTTTGCCATTGGTTACTCCTTATTGACCGTTATTTTTGTAAAGACCGCGGAAATCTTCGGCAAACACACCGAAATCAAACACACATTCATACTCGACACCGCTAAGATCACGGCTTTTCTCGTTGACGATTGGACGACGATTTGTCCCTTGTAAATAACCTACTTTTAGAGTACGGCGTGCAGCGGCGAGATACCATGCTGCAGCTGACAATTCAGACTCAACGATGATCTCCATAGAATTACGGAATGGATTGATAATCCCTGGATTCGTTTGACCAAGCGCTGCTTCACTGGTGATAAGTTGACGGGCTAACGTCTCTTTTTCAGGGGAAACAATCAAATACTTTGGTGCGATGTTTAGCGCGGTACCGGATTTATCTTTTTGACGACGAACTAAGGTACGCGCTGCAGTAAGTGAATCGGTTCCAAGTGCTGTACCTGATGCCGTATAGTTTGCATGATCTGTATGGAAAATAGATTTAGCATCCCCCATAACATAGTTTGCGAAATCCCCTTTGCCTTGCATCAAGTCATAGACAAGACCGTTTGCCGTACGTTTTGCCATTTGGCCAAACCCAAGGATAATTCCCTCAAATGCCCCAAGATCATCATTGATCAGCATTTCGCGGGTAATTTTGATCTTATCCCCGTAGCTGAATAGACGCCATTGTTCTACGCTCTCAGATGTCTCTTTATTTTTCTTCTCTCCACCCTCTGTGAGCTTACGAAGTCGTCCACCGAAACGATCCAAACTTACTTCGGTACGAGTTTTGAAATCAGCGACATCGACCGGAGTTGTCCAGGCATCGAATGTTCCCATCTCTTCATCATACGCTTGAGATAAAACACGGTTTGCCACGTTTCCAAGCAATACAGGAAAATCGCTCGTACTCATCGCACGCTTGATGATCTCATTGCGATCGTATCCGCTGTACCCTGTAACCATACGGGCAATCTCTACCATCGAAGCTCCACGGAACTGATCGACATCTTTGTGCGGTTCTGCTACATTCATGCCGGCACGCATAATCAAACTGTCCCCGATAGCACGTAGCAAGTCTCCACGATTTTGTTGACCGATTACATATACTTGAGGCGTATCTTCACCACGTTGGAAAGGTACATCTGTTTGGGTTGATGTTGCAGCATCGAGCATAGCACGAGCCAAATCATCAGAATTTTTTGTTATATCACCGATGAAACGGTTAATTTCATCTTCACTGATAACACCTGGTTTAGCAGCTACAAGATCACGGATACCGGCTACACGCTTGAGCTCTGTGTTTTCTGTAGCGAGTGCAGATACTTTTGCCTCAATCTCTTGATTTTTGCGAGCGATAGCATCACCGGCCGCACCCTGCGTTCTCATCTCTTCAAGTTGGCGCTTTAGCGCTTCCAATTCTTCGTTCACGTTTACCCCTTTTTTTTGATTTTCACTTCGACCGATTCCGGCACTCGGATCGGCACCTATATCCACAAGCGAAGCTTCATGAAATGCCCATCGTATTACCTCTACAAGTGGGATACTTCCCTCTCGCTCAGTAATACGGTTCTCTTGTTTTGACCCTCCGACCGAAATCTCGGTAAGAGTTTCCTCCTCAACCATACGCCAGAACATATCCGCGTCCGGGTTGGCGAGAGAGAACACCGCTTCAGCACGAAGTTGGCGATTGGCGAGTATTACGTTTTCAAGTTTCCCGATAGGGAGTTCCCCATATTTACCGCTGCCATGCATCCATCGCAGTTTTGCCGTAGCGGCACGAGTCAAATCAACATTTTCCTCACCATGAAGTAATACCTCTTCATAGTATTGACCGCTCCATGGGTCATAACGACGTACTGGAGTTTCAGTTGAGATCAACAACGTAACACGTCGCTCTTCTGAATTAACCGATCCAGGCTCAATCATGGCGCGCATGAATTGACCATCGTGCAATAACTTATCGGCACTCAATTTTTTAGGCATTTGCTTCCTCCTTTGTTAAAATTCCTGCATCTTTGAGCATCTTGTTTATTTTTACTCTTGACGCGATAACGTCTTCTAAATCTTTACCGCGTGCAGCAGCTACTTCCTCAATCGTAGTGATCCCCATGTCGATCTCTTTTTGGATTGCATTGATGTCTTTGAGCGGATCAACCCACTCACGCGCAGGGGCTACCCAGCGAGGCTGACAAAAATCAGATTTATTGATGAAGTAGGCACTTACCCCAAGCCCTTTTATATTCCCAGCCATTACGTTAGCATCGAGCCATGATTCAAATAGTGGATTAAGCACATATGTCACCATGTGCCACTGCTCATTGCTAAAGCGTTTATGGTCCTGAATGAATGAGGCGCGAGCGCTTGAAAAATTGACCTGAGAATAGTCACGAAATGCAAGTTCATAGCTGATCTGTCGAGCGGTAGCGATAAGGCGAACGCACGCACGTACAAACTCACCGTATTCCGCACCTTTTACGGCCGGATCATACTGATGGAGTTTTTCCCCTTGGTTTAGATACTGGACCATTACACCATTGATATCGTAGATAGGATCACTCTCTTTGCTTGATCCGCTTTGAAGCATCGATGCCATATGTCCTTGAACATTATTCGTTTCAATAGCATAAGCAACACTTGATCTTGCGCGCGCTGATTTGAGAGTAGAGGTTTGATACCCTGCGAAGTTGCGAAGATCGACGATCGCTTGTTTATACTCTGATAACCCACGGTACTGAGTAGCACGATTCCCCATCTTAAAATAGTGAATGACTTCCGATGATGGAACTTTTATAGAACTCATAAGCCCATCTCTAAAAACGTAATTTTGAGGAGCTCCCATAGTATCTAGTTCGATACCGTCTACACTATTAAGAATGTTTGAATTGTCTACACGGACACGATATGAGGTATCGAATCGATCAGCTTCAATAAGTTGAACTTGGAAAGGGTTCTTTTTGTTTTTAGAGAGGTGTTTTTTGATAACGATTTCGCCATCACACATTCGCTGAGAAAGGATAAGCTGCTGAATCCCTCCAAAATGTTGTCGGCCGGTAACATCACAATTTTTAGGCTTGATAAACTCAGACCATAAAACTTCGATTTGTTTATCAATGTTTTCTTTTCCGCATTTTGACTGGAATGTGAATCCATTTCCTACGCTGTTACGGACGATCGTTGCATCTATATTCGCCATGATTGCATTGTTTTCATGTAGCCAACGAGCACGCGCTCGCATCGTATCACGGTCAGGGGAGGCAGTATTTTCAAAATCGCTGTTCGCATTCCAAAAATCTTGGTTGGTCCCCGTGCGTTTTCCGCCCTCATAAAATCCGCGTTTCAGTTTGGATGAAAACATATTTCTAAGAGAACTGAACATGCGCTCTCGTTTTCATAGGTGTAGTATTTTGTCCTGGGGAATAGTTGCGACCGTATATCTCAATTTTAGAGATTAGAGAATCCTCTCGTTTGTAAAGTATAGAAAGATCAGCTCTGGTAAGTTTACGCCCGTCCATCTCATAGCTCTGAGAAGTCTCTACAGCTGAGATAGCAGTTTGAACAGCGTCAAGTTGTTGTCCGAGTGTTTGTGCCAAAACCAAACCTTTCTAAAAGTATGGTGGCAGTTTAGTAAAATGGGAAAAATTAGTTTAGGCCAAAAAACTTAGACCTAAACTTTTTTTGTTTTTTCTGCTAGTACCATAAAAGTTCGTAAAATAGGAGGTTAAAAGTTTAGTTTTTTAACCTTTACAATAAAAACACCGGAAAGTCCGGCTAAAAAGTTTATAAAATTTGTATAAATTTAGTGATTTTTTGGAAAATTTAGGCTTTTTTTCGGTTATGAAGCGGTTGCAATGTCAGGATAAATCTCTAAAAGTTCTTTCAAAATGTCATCATAGAGGTTTTCTTTCATGATTTTTTCGATTGCCGGTCCTATTCCAATCGAGTATTTTTCCATACACCAATGGATTACGCGCTCAGTTCTACGCTCAACTGATGGCCGCTTATTGATATTCTCTCTTCCATCCCAAAAATTATGCATTTTTATCCCTCCAATTAATAATTTGATTCATCGTCATCATGACGAGGTGCCGGACGTTCACGATGACGTGATCGCGATACTGTTTCGATTGGTTCACTTGGTAAGAATCGGATTCCCAAAAGCTCCCCTAAGAACGTGATGTATGTTCCGCAGTCCCAAAGGTGGTTATCCGCTTTTTCAGTAACTTTGCGCCATTCACTTTTTTCGACTCCTGTTTTTGGGTTGGTTTCAGTATATTTGTACTCGCTCGTATATTGTTTGACATAGCCATCGTTTACGCTGCTATGGAAACTAAGCAGACTATTTTTTGCCGTTTCTCCGGTAGCTTCTGCCTCAATAGAACGTTTGATTTTGGAGTCTAGAATGTCTTTGTAATAGGCAGTATCTAGCTTGTAGAGCTTCAGCCCGGTTGCTACAGGGCGGCCGTTAATATCTTTGTCAACATTGCTCACTGTGTATGGGGTGCTCATACGCTGTGATGATCCCTTTATCGGAATACATACGTCTGAGTTCATTGCACAAAATTCATAGACTTCATCGGTCAAATACCCTGAGTCCACAGCGCAAATACGAACCATGTGCCCACCACCGACAACATCATAATGAGGCGATCGGAAAATCATTTCTAAATCCGCCCACGTCTCAGCACGTCCATAACGTACCAGGTGTGTTCCGTTTCCATAAGTCAGTGCTTTGACTTCAAACCAAAAGTGATCTTTTTGTACGTCCACCGCCATTACCAGTGCTGCTGTTTTAGGAGGCACTATTCCCTCGATAAGGGAATTTTTTAGCGTTAAGAGTGAATTTTTATCCGTGATTTCATACTTCTCTTTGTACGCCTCTGCGAGCCGTGTATTGATGAAACGCTTCATAAGAGAGTTATCACCCTCATCTGAGGCACGTTTTGCTTCCAGCCATTCACGAGCGATATGTTCCCACGACAGCCACCCGATCGGGCTATAAAAACTAGGGAGTTTATAACCTCTATGATGATGGCCTGGATTCATCGGTATCCATTGTGCCCCACTCTCTTCCGCCATCATCCACGTTTTTTCGTGCTCTTCTATCATCCCATCACAGTGTTTACATCGGTATTGCACTGCTGATAAGAGTTTATATTGTTCAATATCATATTCAAACACAAAGAGGTTGTTATCATCGTTCCACTCAAACGTAATCATCTCACCACAGTGAGGACACGGCATGAAGTATTCACGCTGATCACTATCGGCATGCTCTCTCTCGATTAGTGATCCTCCTGATATGCTCGGTGTAGAGTTCACATAGATTTTACGATTGCTAAAAGCATCCGCTCTATTTTTCCCCAAAGCCACGGGGTTACCCTCCCCCTCTACGTCGTCAGGGAATCTGTCAATATCATCTAATATCACAACGCGTGCCGAAAACGACGCAAACGATGCGGCAGAGTTTGACCACCCGATAGAGAGCATGCCTCCGTCGTACTCTTTTTCAAACATCCCACCGGCATCGTCTTTTGATTTTGCCGACTTTACTTTTTTGTTGACGGATGGGATCATCGATATTGAGGGAGAAAGTTTTGTTTTTGAATGCTTCCCAGCCAACCGCTCAGTGGGCATTATCATCTGTATCGGGCATGGGTAAGTATCCATGTAGCACAATATAAGATTATTGGCGAGTTCTGTCCACCCTAACTGCGTCCCTTTAATAACCTTCACCTGCTCCGTCGATGATTGTGGCGAGAGTTCATCCATGGGTTCACGCAAATAAGGAGTTCGTGACGTTCTCCATCGTCCAGGTTCCGCACTGGAGCTGGTCGGCAAAATACGCTTTGCATCTGCCCATTGTGAAACACTCAGCATAGGATCAGGTTTTAACCCTTTTCTAAACGCCAACGAGTAGACAGGATTGTGACTCATGCGGACATTCCCTCTAGGACACTTGATAATTCCTTGAGTAAAATCTCACGTATGGCATGAGCGTCCGTTTGAGCCGCTAAAATCGGAGAAATACGAGCAGGGATAGCGAGTATTGCATTTCGTACCGTTCGTGCTTCCTCGAACGCCTGACGCTCAACCTCACGGTTATCGATTACGTCCCCTGATGTTTTTTTATAGTTCAGTTCGGCAATTTTTCCTAGCCAATACTCTTTTAAAATTTTAGCATCCGCAAGCGTTACCCCCTCGATGCTATAAACATCCAGTCCGGTAATATCATTCGCCCCTGCTGCTTTTGCTTCTTCTGCTGCCTTGCGAGCCTCATCAATTTCTCGACGAAGATCCAGCTCATACGTTTCACGCTCATCATCATTCATGTCTGCAACGCTCTCATAAGTTCCAACAGCCGCAAATAAATCATTAGGCTCTACTCGCTTTTTCTCATTTGCCTCTCTCTGAGCGTCTCTCGTAGGGTCCTGAGTAGTTTTTATGGCTTCCAGCACCTCAGAATATCTATAAAACTTTTTAGGGCTTGTAGGCTTTGTATGATGCGGTATTTTCCCCTCACTTGAAATTTGTGAAAAATACCCTTTTGAATAAGTGATTCCATCTTTGCTCAACCGAGATAGACATTGAGAAGCATTGATCAAATCATTCATAATCATAATCCATTTGTTTGTTTAGTAAACGATTTAAGCATAAGAAGTTTAGGAAGTTTGAACCCAAAAAACCACGCGGTTTCCGCGAGTCTTAAGCCCCGCACGACGGCAACTATGCCGGAGGACCCAATCATTTCTTACCCGCTTGATCCATATAAAAAGACAGATTGCGTCTAAAAATGTCAGATGTTTTATCATCGACATACTTTTGGATGATTGGAAGCCCAATCTTTTGAAACATTCCAATAGGGCCAACAGTATTGAGGCGAGTGATCTTAGCATTTCCGGTTGATGACTTCACCCCACGCACACGCTCAAAGATACCGATATTCCCACTCTTCCCTATCATCACAAACGCATGGCGGAACGTATGAACGCCACCACCTTTAATAATCTTAACTTTAACTTTACTCTTCCCTTTTTTATATTTACGGTTAATAGAACTTTGGATGCTCGCCTTATTTATAAAGTTGAACATAGATACGTATTGCATTGATCGGATAGATACGGATACCTCTGACCCATCACGAGCTACTATACGACTCCCGATATAGCGTTTTAAATCAGATGTTTTCATGTTGTAGTGAGATGTAACTTCTTTTTGTGCTGCAGTCATGCCCCCTCTCATTAACTCATCCAATGTTCGCTTTGTTGCTTTTTTAATAACACTTGGATCCAATGATTGCATAATGGAGTCAAGACCTTGCAAATCTACTTTAGCGATCATGCCACTCTCCCAACTGGTTTTATAAACTCTAACGCGCCGACCTTGAACAACTCAACCAACCGCTCAGGGGTCAAGACTATGACTCGGTTGCTTCCGTTCTCTATGATGCGCTGATTTACTCGATCATACTCACCGATGATTTCCTGATCTCCATGTCGTACCTTGATCATCTTCGGAATGTATGCGAGATATGTTTCATTCTTGATGAAGTTTGCAAGGTTGTAATGTTTCCCACCGATAGCAGGATCATGCAGGTATTGGACAGCAGATAAAATAAGGATGGATGAATTCATTTCTGTTCGGGTGAACTGTTCAAAGGCATCTTCTTTTTTACCAACGAACTTTGTATTCTGAGAGTATATAAAAAACAAATCTTGGAACTCAGCATCATTCCAAAACTCTCTACGAAGTTCACGCGCGGTATTATTATCATATAAATTAAATACTTCCCTCGGTATGGCTTGCTCGTTTTGCTCGGTTGATGTTGTGTGAGTACCTAAAATGTGGGCTTTGTCGGTGCTCGTTTTGCTCGGTTTGCTTTGCTCGTTTTGCTCGGTTGAAAATACAGCGTGGTTATAGTGTTGCTGATTTTTTAGGAACATATGATCGATATATAAGTCCATTTCTATTTTAAACTCTTTGATCCATTCATGAGAAGTACTTCGAGATATATCCCACGACTTTGCGTAGAATGATTCGCTGTTATGATCTCCGTGTTCCATATCATCCCAAAACTCCATAAACGCACGTGATTTCTTACGGCCTGCAACACCGCGTTCACGCTTGAGCTGTTGAATATAATCGGTTGGGTAACTCTTATAATTCATTCTCATAGTACTACCAACTCATATTTTTCATCATTGTCTGCAATCAAAGAGGAACGATCCGTATACGATGATGGCATTTGATATGTGATAATATCAGCCTTAATACTATCAAACTTCAACTCTTTCTCATTGAACCAAAGCTTCGCAGGGTAATGCAATACCTCTTGACGGTTCTTTTCACAACTGACTTCTATTCCGCCATCTGTTTTTTTAAGTAATAACTGCATGTCTGTCTCATAGTCTGACAATACAGAACCATAGCTTCCCATCTTTCCGTTCTTTAGCTCTTCACGTGAAGCCTGTACGATCATTAGGATAACGATTCCAGTCTCTTGTGTTACCGCACTTAGGATAGAGTCTATCTCCCCTTTTTTCTCAGCATCACTGTTTCCTTTGTATGAACGGTGGTTGAGCTTCATCTTGGAATCTATTAGGGCAAATCGTATACCGTGCTTACGCCACATTGTCCGGATCATACGTGCTACATCGGTAACGTCACGACTTTTCATCATGTTCGTGTCGATGATGTGATATCGCTTCATATTGCTTTTTCCGGTCATGCGCTCAGTATATTTGGCCATCTTCCATTTAGGCATCTCGAAGCTAAAAAAGAGAGTGTCGTAGTTGACAGACGTATTAAACAATATCTGCTTCATAAGCGTTGTTTTCCCGACATTACGCTCTCCCCCGATATGAACGAGTTGAGCAGGCTCAAACCCACCACAGAGTAGATTATCGAGGCTTTCTATGCCGGTACGGATCGGTTCAGGGATTGTCATGTTGTGGAACTCTTCGATGGCTCTTTCCATTGTGACTGGCATCGTCATACCGCTCTTGATCTGAGACTCACTTAGAGATAGTTCTAGCATGGCTTCTATATCATCAGCGGTATTGTTTTCTTCTACGATCATGCTGCGTATTTTTAATGATAGTTGTTGAAGCTTTCGCTTTCTCGCAAACTCCATAAGTGCATCAACATAAGGCTTTACATTCGCCATGCTGTTAGCTGTAAGGATTTCAACCATAACTCTTTCGTCAAACTTCCCAGTTTGCACTAAATGCTTTTGGATAAAGCTCTCTTCGATTGGCAATCCTAGAGAATACAGTTTCATGATGGCAGCGCAGATGTCTTTATGAGCTTGCATAAAAAACAAATCTTCATCTAGCATACGGACCATATCATCAACAGTATCAAGATCATGGACAAACAAAAGTGAAGAAAGAACCGAACGCTCGAAAATAAGGTTATAAAGGGGTTGCTCCATTATAGACCTTTAAATCCGCTGGATTTCAGCTCAGACATTATTTTTTTTCTTATTTTGACTTTGATATTAAATGATAAAAGAGGAAATTTCATAACGATTTTGTTTGCAGTAAGTAAGAGATTATGCTTAATGCTCATCCGTAAACCCTTGCACCAGGTTTGTTTTCAAAAACACAACTAGACGCTTTATAAAAATAGCGCGCATGGGTTCCCCCTCTTCCATTTGGCTCATCGATTACCATGAGAGGGCTTATCGCTTTAGCCTCTTGAAACTTCTTATGCAAATCAGCAACCCTTTGGGATAGATGGTATATCTCTAACCCTCCATCTCTCTTAGACTTTGAAGCCTCCACAAACGTCAATGACCCGCCATTCATAAAATGCAGATGAAGCGTATACGGTGTTGAGCCTTTTTTAAATGTTAGCGTCGCCATCTCAATCCTCCAATTCTTTTTTATGTTTTTGAACCATCTCTTCAAATGCGCTCAAATGTTGGCGTGTTTCATACGCTATGCGCTCGAGCTCATCAGCTTCATTCTCATCTATCCGTCCATCATTGTTTTTGTACTCCAAAAACTTGGCCGATAAACTCCCCGCAAATGAGGCAATAGTCAGCAATTCATCTTTGATTGATTCGTTCTCCACCTTTGCCGGTGCACTGAAGTTGAACACTCCTCCATGAAGTCTTGCTAATGCATCGAGAGGGATTTTTTTGAACTTTCCAAGATTATTAAGTGCGGCATTAAACTGATCTACCGACATTGCTTTTGGATTTGCTGGGTTATAAGTGCTACAGTTAAGCATCGAACCCATTTGAATATCTCCATTGGCTCCATCAAACCCTAGAGGGTGTGAGAAGTGTTTTCTACCATTAAGATTATGGTGATCTCCAAAAGCATTTATAGCTTTATCGATAGCTTCATAGATATATGGGGTCTTAGGCAACGGCATGAAATCTCCTTTGGGTAGAGTTTTCCACTCTAAAAGCCTTTGTGATATAATCGAGTTGCAACAAAATCACATACAAAGGTTTTTACAATGGAACCAACTATCGATCTTGACTCTTTTTTAGAGCAACTTGAAATCTATAAGGGGCAAGGATACCAACTGACGTTCAGCGGGCTAACCTATTACAGACCTAAAGAGAGGGGGGAGAAACTCCTTCAGATTGAGTTTGACCAGACGGTATATCTCGATGACGCAGGCCTCGTGGTGGTTGATAACCACAAATAAGCGCTGTCATATCGACGATAGCTTGCATCTGTCCAGTATGGCGATAGGATTCATTACGCTGACCATTAGAATAATTGGCGATGGAATAATCATCCCCTCTTATCTCGATAGTGAGCAGGATAGACTCTCTTCCGATTGGCAAGTATTCACCTGAGCCTGACTTATAGTAGTAGAGACCATTTTCTCTGTCATCAGTGATGTCATTACGTTTTAATTCTGAAATAGGCAATTTTGTGCCAGGGTTAAGGACATATTGTCGTTGAGAGATAGCCATAATTTCTAATTTATCAGCTAATTCTTTTATTTGCTGAAGAGTCTCAAGAAATCCATTTGGCACTTCATCTTGATGAGTAGTAAATAAAAATGCTATTTTTTCCTGAAGTTCAAAACACTTTCGGACAGTATGGGCGGATCTATGCATGCAGTTTCCTTTTGGGCACTTATCTGAAGAGCGACCCCGAAGGTCCAATCGCCGCTCAGATAAATTGATTGGTTTGACATTATAAACATAAAACTGTTTATTGTCAACATAAAACTGTTTATATTATATTTTGGAGGTTTATTTTGAGTTATAGAGAAGTTATTCTTGATCCAGATACAGCACAACCTGTATCGAACGTTATTGGCGCTGCGAGGCGATCAGAGAGAAATATAGATGAGCTGATAGGGATATGCAAGGGAGTAATAGCAGATGGGTCAATCGTGCAGGGTGAAGCCGAATTTTTACTTAAATGGATGGAAACAAACCAAGATGCTGCGCATGAATGGCCTGCAAATATTTTGTATGAACGCATTGGTTTATATCTCGCTGATGGTGTTCTTGATGATGTAGAAAAAGAAGACCTCCTAAAATTGATTAAGCAGATTACTGGAGGAGAAACTCCGGAAACGGTTCAGAGTATGGCATCGACACTCCCCCTTGATGATCCTATGCCTCATATCGAATTTGATGGTAGGGTATTTTGTCTCACTGGAGGATTTACCGTCGGATCAAGGGATAACGTTGCAAAACTCATAGAGGGGAAAGGGGGTAGATGCGTAAAAGCCCCTACCCTAAGTACTGACTATCTCGTGATCGGTATTATAGGGAGCCGTGATTGGATTCACTCAACACATGGTAGAAAAATTGAAACTGCAGTCACCATTAGAGATAGTGGGAAAACACCGATCAGTATTGTTTCAGAAGAACATTGGATTAAATTTATTTAAAGGAACATATATGGAAATAATGGCTATTGCGATTTTGATTGGGCTGATACCGGCGATGATAGCACAAAAAAAAGGTAGGAGTTTTATAACATGGTGGGCTTATGGATCGCTGCTGTTTATTATAGCTTTGCCTCATGCCCTACTGATCAAAACTGAAGAAAAATATGCACTTAAAAATAATGATATGAAAAAATGCCCATACTGTGCAGAGCTGATAAAAAAAGAAGCGATTATATGCCGGTATTGCGGTAAAGATGTAGAAAGTAAAAAAAGCGAAATGGATGCTTTTTTTTCAGAGAAACGCGAATCATAATTTTCCCGCGGGAAAATTATAGCTGGTTAAAAAAAATATTTAATTTTGATTTAGCAATTAGTTTATTATTAGATACATCATCTTGTATTAGGATGTAACCAACAATATCTTCTAATTCCTCTTGAAGATTTGATAGGTCAGTTTTTATATATGCGTTTAAAAACTTTTCTTTTTCATCTTTATAACCTTGATATAAAAGAAAATCTTGTATCGTCTCTAAAATAGACATTTTATCATCTTGAGAGTATGTTTTATTTTCTAGATTCAAAATAAAATGTTTTGTATTTTTTACTTTATCTCTCAATGAGTTAATAAATATCTCTTTTGATGATTGCCCAGCTTTATTAAATGCTAGCCATGATACGAATAGGGACCCAAGTGATAGTACGATGGGTGACCATATAGCTGCATAATCAGAAAATGCCTTAGACTCTTCTGCTGCCACTATAATTTTCCCTGTCTCTTCAATGCTTCATCAACTCTTTCAAGCATCTCTTCATAATTAACTTTACCCTTTGGGGTGTCAATTTTAAATGAAATAAGTTCATCAAACTTTGCTTTAGTATATTTAACAGCAACATCACCAAAGGCTTCTGATAGAAATGAAGCTCCAAGAGAACTTTCAACCCCATCAACATTTATAATTATTTTTGTATTATTTTGGAAACATGGTTCTAAAACTTCTTCACGGAACTGCTCTCCAGAAAAATCACTTAATTTTCTGAATCGTAATCCTGGATTTTTAGAAAATTGCTCAGCAAAATTATAATAAATCACATCGCCCATCTTATGCCCCCATCTTTAAATTTATTTTCCACGTTATTAACATTCCATCAATATCGCCACTTAATTTAGACTTTTCAACCTGTTCTGTATCTTTGCTAGCATTATAGCTCATCTTATATTTACCAGAATTAGAAACAATAGTTAGTTCACAATCAAATCCTGATACTTTAGCAAAATTTTTAAAGCGCTTAAACCCTTTGCCCCTATCATGATCAAGATAGTTTTTATATTTTGAAAGACCTTCATTAATAGCCATCTCTATTAAATCCGCATCAGATTTAAAGATAGATGCATCTTTAATTCTATCAAATAAAGCAATATTAGCATCTTCTCCAAGATTATAATTCATAGATTTTCTTATCCCGATACCATAATCATAAAATACAAGCTCAATCGCTTGATTAATCTTATCATAGTGCCCACAAATCCACCATGTATCTTTAATTTTTCCTGCTTCATGAAAATCATTTGGATAGGCATGCTCAAGTGAATTACCCATTGCTTCTTTAATAGCATCATCAAATTGATATTCTATTTTGTAGTCACTCTTCAATATGTCAACATTATTGTTAATAAACTTCTTGATGTCATTTAGTAAGTTAAATTCACTCTCTGTACTGGTTCTAATTGATAAAAAGTAGTTTTCTTCAATAGATTTATCTATTGCATATGGTGGTTTGAATATTCCAAAATACCGCCAGTAACCTATTTGATCAAACAAGTGCCTAATCCTCATATCATTTTTAAGTCCATATTCTGGATTAAAGATAACATGATGAGCCCCATCATGGAATTTAGCTTCGGTGATTTTGCTAATTTGACTAACTAAATATAATAACCCAGCAACTGATATGCTTTCGATCTTCTTATGATCTACTGAAAAATTAAATCTTACATATTTAGCGATATGCTTATTAACTTTTTTTGTTAAATTAACAATAGTATCTATATTCTCTTCAAAGTCTATATGACTATCAAGATGTATAATATCTCTATTGGGCTCTTCAAGTTTTTCATGATTACTACGCCCTAAATGTTTATTCAGTCTTGTAAGTATTTTTCTTTTTCTAGTTATATATTTTTTTAAATCATAATAATTTTTTGGTCTATTAAAATTCTTATTGATATTTTTTGCTTTTAAAAGTCTTAGCCATACTTTACGCCGTTTTTGTCTAATTTGTTTGTGTTTTGATAACATATTACCTCTGCATCCTCAAAATAACTTTTAATTTCTTCTACTTTATATGACAAATACAACCAATATATTTATGCTTAAAATCATAGTTTCACATAGATTGAAAATGCATTAAACAAATCATTTGTACCTTTAGGATTCAAAAAATCTACTTTGTAATTTTTTCTATCAAACGTAATAATATGAATATTTTTACCTACCATTTGCATTAAGTGAATATCTTTAAAGGGAATAGTATTTTCAAATCCACGGTCAAATCTATCCCACTGTACTGTTCCAAGTAATGTTCCAATCTTTATTGGTAGAAAGTACCAAATAACTAAAAGTCCGGCAGCCAATCCAAAAAGATAATTAAAATATGATTTTCCAAAGTAAGATATTGCGAACATACTAACCATAAACACTAGCATCATAGGGAATTCAACCCATCCACTAAACAGTCGGTACACATTAATAGATGAACTCTTTGCCATTTCAGCAGCATGTGAGGTTCTATCAATTTTAAAAGGCTTTAAAACAGTTATGATGTTTCCATCACCAAGAATTTGAACGTTTTTGTCACCGTTAATATTTTGCATTTATACCCTTTTTTTTATAGTTTATCGAAATGCCCCACGACACGACCAATGATCTTGCACCCATCCATATCGTCCGACCGTATGATAATATCATCAACATCTTTATTGTCACTCACTAGCTTCATCTCTTTAGGAGATGGGTATACCCTCTTAACATAAACAGAATCTGAGCAGATGATGATATAAATAGCACCATCTTTGATCCTACAATCCTCATTCTCGTATGGGTTTACCATAAGTAACTCACCTGGGACGATAGTTGGTTCCATACTATTCCCAGTTGCGGTAATAAGATGGATCCCTTTGAATCGATCTATCCGTAAAAAATCTTTTAGGAATGATGTAGAAAACTTGATAACACCACTATCTACTTCATTGGGTATCGTAGCCCCTCCACCAGCAGATGCAAAAACGTCATGTAGAAATGGTATATCTACCATATCACTTTCATCGGGCATTTCAATGGTACACTCTCCTAATGAGGATGGAATACCATTGAGAGTATTTCCACTTCCATTAACTTGGTTATTTCCATTGCCTACTACATTTTGAGAGACAGATGATTTTTCTAGGAGCATTTGCCCTTCTCCAGTATATATCCAGTCTTTTGAAACATTAAATTGTTTATTTAATGACTCAATATATGATAGAGGAATTTTCTTTACAGTACCCTGCTCATATGTTTGTAATGTTCTCCAAGAAATCCCTATTTTAGGGGCAAATTCCTTTTGATCACTATACCCAAGTGCTTTTCTAACTATAATAAATCTTTCTACTATTTCTTGATTAAACATATTTTTGTTCACACCCTCTTGACAACTAAACATAAATATGTTTATAATGTCGTATTCGTTTACGTTTGCATAACGTAAACAGATTATAGCGCGATACCAAAATATATCAAAAGGTTTGTTGGAAATGGCATTTAACCAGAATTTATCTCTATACCAAAATGTCAAGTTAGGACTGCTCGTTTCAGGTAAGAGCTTTGAGACAGCGGCCAAAGAGATTGGGGCAAAACCATCATCAATGAAACAGCGCTTACACGATAAATTAATTAGAAATGGGAAGAGTACTCCGCTCGATTCACTTATTTATGAATACCTAAAAAAGAATTGCAACGGCTTCCACACCTACTGCCGAACGAACAATATCAAAATAGTTTCATAGAGCACACATCAGTGTGATCTATTGAGCCTATGCTCAAATACGGGGAAGAGTTTCCCTGAGAACCCTACAGTGAAATGAAACCGTTGATCGGTGGTGCTGGTTTGGGATGAGTTGCCGTGAGGGTGACTGAGCCACGAAGCAGTGGTAAAAGAGTTTTTAATAAATCATCTTTAGAGGTGGTTTACAAAATACTCAAGGAGATATTATGAAGTATAAAAATAAAAAATCATGGAAGCGCCTTGCTAAAGCACTCAAAAATGCTTCCAGACATAATGAACAATACTACAATCAGATTTTAAAAGAAGTATTGAAAACTCTAAAGCAAGCAAGATCTGAAAACCTTAGTGTTGCTGTAAATTAGCCTCTATTGCTTTGATAAAAAGATCAATATTTTGTTCGGATTTAGATTTTATCCGTTCAAGTATTGTATGTTTTTGAGAATCTGTTAGATTGGTACCAAGCTGTTCAGCTGTAGCAATAGCTGTTTCGTATGAAACATTTATCATCATCTCTTTTGTAGCAATGGTAATGAGAGCGATTGCATTGCTTGTAGCATTTATATATTCATTTTCCATTATGGAGCCTTTTGTTTGATTTGTGTTGCAACAACATTATATCAGAGGGTTTCACCGTGAAAAAAGAGTGTCTATATGAGGGTAAGGGCCCTACCCTGATTAAATACTCACCCCGAAGGAATCACTATGGAATTAAACCAAGAGGTTTTCGCCTCTGAGATCGATGCGTTTATCAATGCTTTTAGAACTATTGGAAACGGAGACATTGCGGATAACACCGCCAGAGCACTGAAAGCGTGTGTGAAAGCCACGATGATTCAGGAGAAAAAATCAACGATCACTATTAAGTTGGAAATTTCCAAAGTAGCAGACGATCAGATCACTATGGTTGGAGATGTAAGTCATACCATCCCTCGACCGAAGATCAAAACAGGCTTCTTTGTCAACGAACAAACGTTTATGCCATCGCGTAACCGTCCAAATCAACAAATACTTCCAGGAGTTAACCAATGAGAGAATTTTTAAAACCGTTGCTTGATGCATTCAAAACACCAAGTGTATCTTTAGGTAATGGTGTAAGAGCCATTCATCAAGATTATAAGATCGATGATCGTGAACAGCCGTACCACTTTAAGGCGCCATTAGCACGTCACGTAGTGTCTCAAAGCATCATAAACAAAGATGACTTCATTGCATTCGTCACAGAGTACAAAACAGACGCTACAAAGCTTTTTTATGATGATGGCAAGGTCAAAGCTGTATTCAACTACATCACAGCCTCAGAACCTGATTACGGTGACAGTACAGCACTTATGCCTCTGATCCAAACTGATGACTACAAACATTACCGATCAAACAATGGAAGATCAATCAGTCAAAAAGATTTCATCCGCCTACTCAAACGTATGGAGCCGTTCATCGTTGCCCTTGATAACAAGAAAGCGGACGACATGGATATTATCGAGATGGCTGAAAGCTTGCAGGGGATCACAACGATCGACAGTATTCAGCGCAATGCCTCGAATAAATTCAGCATCGATGCCACAGTCCGAACCGGTAAAGCAAACGTTGAAATCCCACGGATCATCACGTTTGAGTTCCCGATCTATACCAATGATCGTGGCTTAACTACTCGATTTGAAACAGAGCTATTTTTAAGTGCTCAAGACGGTGCGTTTGTTGCAGAGCTGATCTGTTACAACATCGACCAACTAGAAGAGGAAACACGCCGACAACTCACACAGAGTATCTGTGAGGGTATCGAAGGGGTAAAAGCGTTTCAAGTGTAACCGAGTTCCCCTTGGGGAGCTTTTATAAAAGTGCAGCAGGATTGAAAAATATTCGACTGATGGTGGAGATAAAAACCTGAGAGATACCACTGCTATATGCATATCAGGCGGCACGCACTTTTCTAAGAGCTTTCTACGAGGCGCAGGTTCCCTTTGTGGTTCACTGAGTCACGTAGAGAGCTTATTTATAGGAGTTAATATGAAGTTTAAAAGAATTTATGCAGCGTTAAATGGACTCCCTATAGGGACAGCTTTACGAATAATAGAAGAACTAAAAAAGGAGAAACAATGTTAAAAGAAACGTTCAACCTTAGCACGCCAAATGGGGTCACTGTAAATCTTGTATCCGACGAAGAGAACGATGCTTATCAAAAAGCCTTCAAAGGTGCTATTCATGCTGTAATTATTCCTCTCGTTTTGGCATTTTTCATATCGCCATTATTTGCTTCGGGATATTTTGTCACCGTCGCTTTTTTGTATGGTACCGTATTTCGCCATAAGTCACAAGGTTTTTGGCAAGTAGTCGCAACGGTTGTCAGTATTGGCGCTCTTTTGATTGTGGCGGTGTAGGATGGAAAAAATTACTCCAGGGCAATGGGTAAACGTCGGGTTCTTTCGCGGGAAAGTTATCCGTGTCCGAAACTTCCAAGGCAAAACGTACATCGATGTCGAGATTGATGGAGTCATCACCGGCTACACCATCGACCAAATCACAATAGAGGAGACGTAATGTTTATTCAAGACTGCGTAGAGTGTGAAATTTTTATTCTAGGTATGGTGTTTTTAGTGGCGGTCACGATTGATTATGTGCGCTGCAAGAAAAGAGGATGGGGTGAAAACTCCAAAGATGCTAAGTGGGGGAAGAAATGAAGCTTGAACTTCGAATAGATGGTGTCACTACAGACGACACGGATACAGTAGAAGATTTGGAATTGCTTTGTATCTCAAAAGAGCGCTACGGGAATGTTGAGCTTTGCTTTAGAGGCGGTGGGTGGAATATCCCTTTTGCTCAGATTAAACTCTATGCCTCAAAACGTGCAGTCGATGCCGATGCAGTTTTTGAAAGTGCGAAGTTTTTAGGTGAAGAGATTTGCCGAAGATGGAACATGCAAAACGAAAAAGTTGGTGAAGCTATAGATTGTGTTCGAATACCTATCGATCATGAGCTTGAAAGTATGGATAATAACCCGCTTCTGAAGTCGTTTATGAGGAATTCGTATGGTTAATTATCTTATTAAGTAAACCATACCTACAATGCTAGTATCTTAAACGAAAGGATAAAAAATGTTTAAAGATGGCGATGTTGTTCAACTTAAATCTGGTGGACCATTAATGACTATTGAAAAAGCAAATGAAAAAGATTCATACTTTTGCGTATGGTTTGATGGTAATACTCCAGCAACAAAATCATTTCATGGTACATCACTTAAAATATATGAAGAACCAAATTTAAGTGATAACTATTAAATAAGAATGCGGGTTCGCCCGTATTACCACACTAAAAACTCCCAACAAATTTTCTTACAACTGCCCCAGACTAAATACGTCCAACCAACCAACACGCACGTATTCATTTTGTGACAAATTAAAAAGGATCACCAATGCAACTCTATGCAGAAATCAAAAAATCAAGCCCCCGCGCAAACCAAAGAAGTTATCACCTCGATGCAAAGGGTAAGTTTGTCCCATTCCCAGTAGTGATAAACGCCAAAGGTGCTCCATTTGAGGGAATCGTAAAAGGTGGTGTCGGGGGGAATTACTTCCTCAACGAAGTTATTCTATACGTCAAGCTCGATGATGGCACGTTTGAGAAAGTAAAGTAATGTCTAAATTAACCCACGGTGAACATATCTTCTTAAAACGGCAGAACCTTGATTTTACGCAGTCAATGAGTCGCATGCAACAAAGCATAAGCGCGCGAATTCCGCCACGCATGAAGTATGAAAAAGCAATGCAGTATTACAAAAATAAGCTTAACAAAGTTTGGGAGAGTATAAAGTGAAACTCACAGAAATTGAACGGACCATCATCGTGATTAATATCATTGGGGTGATTTTAGAAGAGTATGATGAAGACGAGACAACGGATCCCATCCTAACTCTAAAAGAAAAGTGTACTAAGTTTAGCCGTCGGCAAAGCGGGACAGAAGAACATTTTGTAGGCGGTAAGTTTTCGGGTTCAGCGCTCACCAACGTGACGAAGAGAGTTGTGATCGTCGATGCGAAACGGCATAAGCGATATCTAAATGCAAGCATGACGGGCGACAAGATTTGGCGTGATGCTATCGATCATTTCTCAAAGCAAAAGCTAAAAATAGATGCGGTGACGCTGATCGAAGCGGTTTATTTGTTCCATGAAAAAATAATCACAAAACATACAACAATCAAGCGTGCCGACATCGATGCATTTCGCTTTGAGAACTCAATAGTAGATGATAAAACTGCCCTGGATGGAACGGCGGTTGGAGGTCATCTTATGGGGCTTTTAGCTCGTGAGAGCGGTGATAATGTAAACGGGAAGCTCCGAGCATTTAGACTTAAAAAAGAAGATGAGATGGGGAGAGCGGCATGAATGAAGTTATCGTAACATTCAAATTTTACAGGTTTAATCCATTACGAAAAGAACGTGGTGCTCAAGCTGCTCAACTTGAAGTACTCGAAGACGGTGAGTCGGCAGGACTATACTGGATGGGAGTATCAGATATAAAACGAAATATTGAAGACTATGGAGAGCATGAAGCTCTAACCGAAGCGCTTGAATATTACTCAGGGGGAAAGTCATGACGAGAACCCAAGCTAAAAGTACTATCCGAAGTCGTGTGGTTGTTAATGTAAATCATATTAAAAGCCTCTATTCAATTGATGAAGTGATAGATCAGCTGTATGATGAGCACGACGAACTGATGAAAGAAAAAGACAAAAAGATCGATGGATTACAATTAACAGTATCTATATTAGATATGCACATAGCAGAGTTTAAAAAGCCTAAGACTTGTAATGGGTGTAAGCATCTTCATAATAATTGGGCTGGAATTCCTAAGTGCTACCATGAAAATTACAATGAATGTACAAGACTATATAACACTAATAGACCTGACTACTACGAACCAAAGGATTAGCAATGCAACTAAGTAAACTAATAGCTGAATACGGCGACGAGAACGTTAAATTTCAAACATTGGATAGTTGTTTTATTGAGGCAAAAATAGCTAAAGGTCACAATAAAGTAACTTTTGGCACTGATGCAAGTTTTAATCACAAAGGCATGGTCCAATTGGGAATAGTAGTATGGATGGATCGTGATAAAATTGATGCTATTTTAAACCATCGACATCCTGACCCAATACCTATGCGACAAAAGGATAGCCCATTAAATTTTGCACCACATCACCATCAAAAAATTTTAGATAGTACCAAAATATGGACTGCACGTAAGCGGGACAAGACGGGGGAGTTTATCATTAACGGTAAGCGATTTTTAGCAACGTTTGAAATTGCTATGACTAACAATGCTTTTATATCGTTGTTTGAAAGTGATTTTTATACTCCTGAGCAGTTTGGTTTTGAATCTAAACTTGAGATGTGGTCATACTATAGTGATTATTTTTTGCGTGACGAACTTATTTATGTACATAAAATAGAGGAGGTAACCAATGGCTAAAGACAAATTTGAAAAGTGCAAAAGTTGTGCTAACTACAATTCAAAAGCAAGTAATGCAAACTGGACAGTTTGTAAGTATATGCCGGTAAGCGTAATGGTTGCCAGAACGTCGAAAGATTGTGAGAAGTATGAGGAGATAAAAAATGGACCCAGATGATTTTAAAAACTTAGCACTCATCCCTGCTTTATTGAAACAAGTTGAAGAGATGAGCGCGATCATGAAAAAAATGATGCCTCCCATCACCACAAAAAAAGACGTAGCAAAATTTTTAGAAAAAAGTGAAGGGACAATAGGTAACTATATCTCAAATGGACTTTTAAAAGAAGGAAAACATTTCTATCGTAAAAACGGTAGAATGTTGGTGTTTGTCGAAAGTGCTGTTATCGAGTTCCGAAATGAACTCTTAACAGGAACAGCTAATGCAAAAGTTACGTTTTAAAAATAGAAGTGGTATTTTGTATTTTGGGTTCGGTGACAAGTTTAAATCATCGAAACTTAAGTATTCCGTTGTAAACAAAAATATCATTATTGGAAAATTTAAAAGTGGAAATCTTGCGGAAGATTTAAGCTTTGTAAGTATAGATGCACCACTCGTAACCACGCTCTTAGAAGAGGTTATGAGTGGCAAAGAAAGCTCATTGAAGCACAACTCTATCTTATCGTATAGAACTGCTTGCTCAACGAGTATTATACCTTATTTCAAAAATAAATTTGTGAGTGATATAAAGCCGATAGATATTAAGATGTTTCAAGATTCCTTGGTTAAAAGAGGGCTTAAACGTCAATCAATAGCTATGGCGAGAGTATTAATAAAAGAGTTATTTGACATTGCGATCATACGAGAATACACGACGGTAAACCCCGTAAAAATGGTGAGTATGCCAAAGATGAAAGTAACCAAAGAGAAGCCAAAACCGTTTACTCTTGATGAGATTGATTTGATTATCAAAAATACCGAGGGAAGCATTAGGAATTTCTTAGGTATTTCATTCTTTACTGGTATAAGATCAGGTGAATTACTTGCATTACGTTGGAATGATATAGATTTTGATAATGACACCATTTCGATCAGCAATACAATAGCAAGCGGAGTGATAAACACTGCTAAAACTCATTCAAGTGTGAGAGATATTGAGATGCTTGATGAAGCACGAAAATATTTGAAAGCTCAACAGCTATTAACTGGGTTGAAAAATGAGTTTGTGTTTATGGACAAAAATTCTTTTTATGGTCACAACAAGCACTTTTACGGTTTTTATCAAAGGGTTCTAAAGAATCTAAAGATAGAGGCTAGAAACTTGCATAATACGCGCCATACGTTTGCAAGTATGATGCTGAATAATGGGATTGATCCATTATGGGTTTCAAATATGTTAGGACATGAAAATCTAAACATTACCCTACAAATTTACACCCACTATATGCCAAAAAAAGAAAAGATGGTAATAGGGTTCTTGAATAAACGGTACAAAAGCGGTACAAACTAGAATCTAAGCCCGATAGAGACGGAACATTTCATTAAAATTAATTTACTGAACCGTTTCAATATAGCTCAAAGATAATTTTGTTACAATCCGCACCAATAAATAATGATAAAGAGGTACGCAAATGGATCTTAGTAAAATTGGATATGGCGA